CAAGAAAGAGAACTGAGGAGGTTCCCGTAAGGGGCCTCTTTTGTTTTTATATTTGAACCTAAATGAAAGGAGAAATAGCAATGGACAAACAATCAGTAACAAAATTCTTCAAAGGAGTCGGCAGCTGGACTTCAAAACGTAGTCCCGAAATCCTTACGGGAATCGGTATTGCAGGTATGATCACCACAACCGTACTTGCGGTAAAAGCTACTCCGAAAGCTCTTATGATGATTGAGGAAGAGAAGGAGCGCAAGAATGACGAGTTGCACAGGGAACGTTACAAGGAAATGGAAAAGTACACTGTTGAAGAGTTCCTTGAAGACGCAAAGCTCAATCCTTTGGAAGTGGTGAAGGCCGCCTGGAAGCCGTACATACCCGCGGCTGTAACAGGTGTGTTCTCAATCGCTTGCTTAGTTGGAGCAAGTTCTGTCAGTGCAAGACGTAACGCGGTTCTAGCTACGGCTTATAAACTTTCCGAGACAGCTCTGAACGAGTTCAAGGAGAAAGCTGTAGAGGTCGTTGGCGAGAAGAAAGTGAAAGAAATTAAAGAGAGCATCGCCGAAGATAAGATCCAGAAGAATCCGGTCAGCAAAGCAGAAGTGATCGTTACCGAGAAAGGTAACACACTGTGCTATTAAGCTATATCCGGTAGATATTTCAAGTCTGACATCGAGAAGATTCGAAAGGTAGTAAACGAACTTAATAGACGAATGCTGTCTGAGAATTATGTTTCGCTTTCGGACTTTTATAACGAGATCGGTCTTGAGTCAACCAAGATTAGCGACGACTTGGGATGGAATATCGAGAAAGGGTTAATTGAGCTGGACTTCAGTTCCCATATTGCCGAGGATGATACGCCGTGCATTGTGGTGGATTATCTTATCCCACCTTTCTACGACTATTACAAATACTGGTGACGGACGCGCAAAAAACAATTCGTATTATGAGAACTATAAACTTTTCAAAATTTAAGGAGGAAGACTATGAACGAAGAAATGAGAAATGAAAACATCGAAACGGAAGAGATTGTGAATCCGGTAGCGGAGACTTGCGTTGACGAGACGACCGAATCGGGCGGTGGACTTCTCAAGTTTGTGGCTGTGGCCGTTTGTGCAGCAGGCGCGGCAGGCGCTTATTTGTACAAGACGAAAAACAAGCGACAGGCTAGAAAGAAGAACCGCATGATCGAGAAGCTTGAAGCGGAGGGATATAAGGTAACGCTCGACGATTCCGTGTTTCCGGATGCGAAAGAAGTTTCTGAGGATGTATGGGAAACCGAGGAATAAGGTTCTTAAGGGGGATACTCAAAACTGAGTATTTCCCTTTTCCATTTGCTTGAAAAGGAAAGGTGCGCCAATGTTATACAAATTTAGATATGAAGGTCCGGTCGTCTCAAGTTTTAACACTTGTATTTGTAATCATTGGGTTGGTGAGACGATGGCAGCTTCTGAAGGGAAGGCTCAAAGTAACTTGATGTATCAGTTTAAGAGAAAGCATGGAGTGTTACCCTCGGTAAGATTGACCATGCCTGGAAAATTAACAAGACTTATGTGAAAGGAAGGTTGACGTCATGCAAGACTATAAACCGAACTCAAACCGCTTTAAGGAGGAACAGAAGGCGGCTGAGAACCGAAAATTTGAGAAAGTAGTGAGCGGAAAAGCAAAGGTGAAAAAGAAAGGTGAGATTCGTAAGTTCGCCAATAGCTTCATATCCGAAGAGGCTTCTAACGTCGGGTCTTATATTTTGACCGAGTTGATCATCCCGACTGTAAAACAGACAATCGTCGATGGTATTAAGAACAGTGCTGAAATGATATTCTTCGGTAAAGTATCAAATGGCGGTAGAAGAGCGACTTCCGGTTCATCTTATGTATCATACAACAAATACTCTGATCGAAGAGATAGCCGTTACGTCGATGATTCCCGAGTAAGAGGAAGCTATGATCCGGACGACATTGTATTTGACAGCAGACACGATGCCGAAAATGTTTTGAGTCAGATGGATGAAATCATGACTGAGTATGGCTTAGTACGTGTTGGCGATCTGTATGACTTAGCTGGTGTTAGTAGCCCGCATACATCCAATAAGTATGGCTGGACTAACATTCGAAATGCTGAGGTTGTGAGAGTGCGTGATGGATATATTATCAAATTGCCAAGAGCGGTTCCGATTGATTAAGGAGGATTATATGTTTTCCAAATTTAGAAAGGGGCTTAAGAGATTCGTGGAGAAAAAAGTCAGAACATGTGAGGAGGTTCTTTCGAGCGCTCAGAATCGATTGATATTAGGGTTACTTGCGACTGGTCTCGGAGTCGGATTGATAGCGTCTGCTTATATCCGTGCTCCACAGTAAAGGAGGATTATATGGAAGAAACGAGAGATATGGTGAATCATCCGTATCATTATATTTCAGAAACGGGCCTTGAGACGATTGATGTCATCGAGGCCTTTACTTGTGACTTAATGGGTATTGAGGCAACGGATACTGGCAACATTCTCAAGTACATGTGCCGTTGGAAACATAAAAACGGACTTGAGGATTTGAAGAAGGCCAAATGGTATTTGGAGCATCTTATCAAGCATGTGGAAAAAATGGAAGTAGAGAACAACGAAGAGGAAGTCTGCAAGTTATATGCGGATAATACGATCAAGGAAGTCGTCAAATATATGGACCATGCCAGTGGTGAAGCATGGGAATCTTGTGGCGCTTGCAAATCAGTATCAGTCGATCGACGCAATCAGCAATTTCAAGTCCGACGACATCACTGTCAACCAGGGCGACGGGAAACGCGACGTCGCGGTCGACTGCGCTTTACAGCCGAACGACAGCATGGAAAAACTTTACATGACTGTCGTCGTAAATTAAGAAAGGGGTGACTATCAATGAAAACCTTGAACGCACCTGATACCATTTCCGGAAAGGAAGGTCGCGCCTACGCGAAGATCAACGGCAACAACGAAGAATTGTTCATGGCGAAGACTATCGAAGCCAACGTCGAGAAGAACAAGTCTGAAATCAAGGCGATCGGTAAGCGTATGACCGGCCATAAGACCACCGGCGCGAACGGTTCCGGTTCCATGACCCTTTACTACATGACGCCCCTTTTCCGCGCCATGATCAAGCAGTGGAAGGAAACCGGCGTCGACGTGTATTTCGACATGGTGGTCGAGAACGACGACCAGGAATCTTCCGCCGGTAAACAGTCGACCCTTCTGATCGGCTGTAACCTGGATTCTGTCGTCCTGGCAAAACTGGACGGCGACAGCGACGATCCCCTGGACGAAGACGTCGACTTCACCTTCGAGGACTTCGACATTCTGACCCCCTTCACCAAGTTCTAATTTGAAAGCGAGGTAAAAAACTATGGGTAAATTGCAAGAGTTCCTTATGGACGCGGAGATCGGCACGACCCAGACGGAAGTCCAGATCGCGCCCTTCCCCTATCCCTTCATGATCCGTTCCATTACGGAAGCGGAGAACAAGGCCATTCGAAAGACCTGCCAGAAGGTCGAGTTCGACAAGAAGACCCGCCAGAAGCGAATCGACACCGACACTGACCTTTACAACGCCCGCCTTGTGGCGGCCTGTTGCATTGACCCCAACTTCAAGGACGCCGACTTCCAGGCGAAGAAGGGCGTCCGTGGGGCGGAAGACCTGATCAACCTGGTCCTGAACCCTGGACAGTACACCGATCTTCTTCTGGCCGTCCAGGAAATCAACGGCTTCACTGACGACGTGAACGAGTTGAGGGACGAAGCAAAAAACTAATCACGGGGGGCGGGAATGAGGCGGACGCCGACGGCGAATCGGTATACGCCCATTACGCCCTCCACCGGCTGAAAATCCTTCCGGGACAACTTCTGGCCCTTCCCAGACGGGAACGGGCCTTCATTTATGCTTCCATAGACCTTCAAATCGAGAAGGAAAAGAAGGAAGCGGCAAAAGCGAAGCGCCGGAAGGGCAAGAAGGGCAGGTGATAAAATGGCCGGCGTATCTACACAGTTTTCGATCCAGGACAGAATGACTTCCCGCCTGAACACCATGATCGGCGCGGCCCAACGCCTGAACCGAACCCTGGACGCAACCGACGCCCTGACGGACACGATCGACCCCGGCGCGCCCTTCGAGCGAAGCGCCGCTGACATCGGGGCGGCCAGTCGTCAGGTTGACAACTTCAACAACCGCCAAGAGCAAGCGGAACGCGGGGCGAACAGGGTGAAGTCCGTCTGGTCCAAAATGGGCGGCGTTATCAAGTCCGCCCTTGCGGCGTTCAGTGTGAAAAAGATCGTCGAACTGGCTGACGGCATGACCACCACCCGCGCGCGGCTGGACCTGATGAACGACGGCCTTCAAACTACGGCCGAACTTCAAGATATGATCATGAAGCCCGCCAACAGGTCCCGCGCGGCCTACTCCACCACGGCCGACGCTGTGGCTAAAATGGGCATAATGGCCGGCGACGCCTTTTCCAGCAACGAAGAACTGATCGCCTTTTCCGAACTGATCAACAAACAGTTCACGATTGCCGGAACATCGGCCGCCGGTATCGACGCGGCTATGTTGCAGTTGACCCAGGCCATGTCGTCCGGCGTCCTTCGCGGTGAAGAACTGAACAGCGTCTTCGAACAGGCCCCGACCATCATTCAGACGATCGCCGACTACCTTGGGGTCCCGATCGGAAAAATCCGGGAAATGGCCGCCGAAGGCCAGATCACTTCGACGATCGTGAAAAATGCCATGCTGGCGTCCGCCGACGAAATCAACGCGAAGTTCGCGGCTATGCCTATGACCTTTTCCCAGGTGTGGACAATCGCGAAGAATATCGCCCTGGAAGCGTTCACACCCGTTTTGACCCTGATCGGCCAGGGCGCACAATGGATATACGACAACTGGTCCATGATTGCCCCTGTTTTCTGGGGCCTGGCGGCCGCCGCCCTGGGCTATGCTGTGGCCCTGGGAATCCAGACGGCCGCGACATGGATCGCCAACGGAGCCGCCCAGGCGTTCTTCACGACACTTCTGACGAACCCATTGTTCTGGATCGCCCTTGCGATCGGCGTCGTGGTGGCCGCGATTTATAAGTGGGTCCAGTCCGTCGGTGGCCTGAAAGTCGCCTGGCTGATCTGCGTCAACGCGGTTCTGACCGCCTGGGACTGGGTGAAGATCGGATTCATGACCGGCGTCTACTTCGTTATGAACCTGTGGAACCGACTTCAACTGGCCTTCTACACGGCCAGCGTGAACATTCAAAACTTTATGGGTGATATGAAGGCCGGCGTCCTGACGATCCTTCAAAACATGGTCAACGGGGCGATCGACATCATAAACGGCTTCATAAACACCCTGAACAAGATTCCGGGCGTCAGTATCGACGCGATCGAGAAGGTGACGTTCGGGACAACCGCGCAAATGGAGAATGACGCCGCGAAACAGGCCAGAGCCGCAGACCTGGCCGCGTACCAGGACCAGATCAATTCCCAGATCGCGGAGAGGGATTCCGCCCTGTCTGCTATGAAGGCAGAAGCGCGCGCCGCTACCGCCCAGCGAGAAGCGGAGATCGCCGCCGCGAAGGCAGAATCCGCCGCCGCCGGCAACGGAAGCACCGAACCGGACTGGTCCGCCTACGCGAACACAGACCCCGGCGACATCGGGAACGTGGACCGCGTCGGGTCCGTCGGGTCCATCGACGAAGACGTCAATATCGCCGACGAAGACTTGAAGTTCCTTCGCGACGTGGCTGAAATGCGCTACGTTCAGAACTTCGTGACACTGACCCCGACTGTGGCCGTGGACGCGAAGATCAGCGAGAAGGTCGACGTCGACGAAGTGGTCGACAAGATCGAAAGACGCCTGGAAACCGAGTTCGAAGCCGCCGCCGAGGGGGTGTACGCATAATGAACGACTATGGAATGACCATAATCGCGGGGGGACGGGAAATAGAAATCCCCGTCCTTCCGCAAAAACTGAAAGTGACGTCGCCAGGTAACAACGACAAAGCGACCGTTCTTGTCCTGGGCGACATTCTGATCCTTCGGAAGAAGGGACTTCGGACTGTCGCCTGGGATAGTTTTTTCCCTGTGAATGACGCGCCCTTCGTGACCGGCCGGATCACAGACCCGGTCGAAATCGTCCGCGCGATCCAGGACGCCCGCGACGGACTGGACCCGGTTCGTTTCCTGATCACAGGAACGGACCTGGACATTAACGTTCGAATGGGTGTGGAAACCTTCGACTACGAAGAACGGTCCGGAGAACTGGGCGACTTCTACTATTCGATCAAACTGTCGGAATGGAAGGACTATTCGCCGCGCCGGATCGTCCTTCCGCCGGAGCCGAAGAAACCGGCACAGGCCAAAGAACCGAAGCGGCCAGGGAAACCGCCGGCCGCCGCCGCGAAGACGTACACCGTGAAGGCCGGTGACTGTCTGTGGAATATCGCGAAACAGCTTTACGGCAAGGGGAGCGACTACACCAAAATCTACAACGCCAACAAGGGGACGATCGGGTCGAACCCAAACCTGATTTACCCCGGACAGGTCTTCACGATCCCGTGATCGCGATCCTGTACCAGAACAACGTGACCGGCGACGCCTTCGACGTAACAACGTTGTGCGCCGGCGCGAAGTGGTCGACAAAACGGTCCGGGTCCCCCGCTTCCCTGGAACTGACCGTGATCGTCGACGATTCCGTGACATGGACCCACGGGGGGATCGTCGCCCTAAAGGACGGAAAAACCGGCATTTTTTACGGCTATGTCGTGAAAATCCGCCAGAAGGAAACAGACCGGGTCGAGGTCACAGCCTACGACCAGACCTGGTATTTGAAGAAGAACAAGGAAACCTATGTCTTCACAGGCAAACGCGCCGATCAAATCCTGACTCAGATCGCGGCCGACTTCGGCCTGAAATGTGGGGCGCTTGAAAATACCGGCTATGTGATCCCTTCCATGATTGAAGACGGCCAGACCCTTTTCGACATCGTTTTGAAGGCCCTGGATCATACCCTGATCAATTCCGGGAAAATGTTCGTCCTGTGGGACGACTTCGGGTCCCTTCGGATCACAGACGTCGAGAAGTCGAAACTGGACCTGTTCGTGGGAGATACCAGCCTGGCAACCGGCTACACCTACGAAACCGACATAGATTCCGAATCCTACAACAAGATCAAACTGGTCCGCGACAACAAGAAGACCGGAAAACGGGACGTGTATATTTTCCAGGACTCCAAGAACATCAAACTGTGGGGCGTTTTGCAGAATTACGAAACCGTTGACGAAGACATGAACGAAGCCCAGATCAAGGAACGCGGCGGTCAAATGCTGGAACTTTACAACCGGCCGAAGAAGTCCTTCGAAGTGAAGGCCCTTCTGGACCTGTCGGTCAGAGCCGGCCGCGCCCTGTATATCGGGATCAAGGACGTCGGCGTCAGTTCCTTCTTCATTGTGGAGGAAGCCAGCGCCGATCTTTTGAAGGAACAAATGACTTTGAAATTGAAGGTGGTGTGACATGGCACTTCTTGAAACTATGAAAAAGGTCGCTGAACAGTCGCAGAACGCGAACGTTCAGGCGGCCTTCCTTTTTGGGAACGTGACGGCTACGTCCCCGCTGACGATCCGCGTCGACAACCGCTTCGACATCACCGGCGAAGCGATCGTCGTCATGAAGGAGTTCCGCGCCGGTTATTATCCGACGCACCGTCACAGCGGCTTCGCCGATTCCCCGACTACCCAGCCCAAAGGCGGCGGGTCCGGCGATCCGGCCTTCGCTTCCCACGACCACACGTTGAAAAATGACTACCTGACCAACACGGGACCAACGTCCGAATATTATTACGGCCTGGCTGTGGGTGACAAGGTGGTCCTTCTACGAAACCAGGGCGGACAGTCCTTCCTGGTCCTGGGAAGGGTGTGATCCTATGGCCCTAATACCGAACCAGTCTTCGGTCACGATCGGCCAGGCCGTCGAGGTGACGCCGGCCGCCGAACACCCGACCAGAACCTACAAGGCAGACTTTGAAACCGGTCGCGTGGCTGGTTTTGTCGACGAAACGGAAGCCATGAAACAGGCGATCATAAAAATCCTAATGACGGAACGGTTTTCGTACCTGATCTATTCCTGGGACTATGGAACAGAACTGAACGCCGTCGTCGGGAAAAGTTACCATGTGTTTTCAAGTGAAATCAAACGAGTTATCACGGAAGCACTTCTGGCGGACAGCCGGATCACCGGCGTCACAGACTTCAAGGTCGGGCAGATCGACAAGAGGACAGCCCGCGTCAGTTTCACGGCCGAAACAATCTTCGGGGAAATCCCCGTCGAAAGGACGGTGACAACCAATGTATGAGAATATGACCTTTGAAAACATCATGGACCGCTGTCTGGCCCGCGTTTCCGCTTCGGTGGATAAACGTGAAGGGTCCATCGTCTACGACGCGATCGCGCCGGCGGCGGCGGAACTGGCGATCCTGTATATTGAACTGGCCTATCTTATGGACCGGGCCTTCCCGGACACAGAAACCGGCGACGACCTGACGAAGAAGTGTCGTGAAAGAAGCGTGTTCCGGACGGCCGCAACCCAGGCAGTCCGGAAGGGCTACTTCGAGAAGGCGGACGGCGGCGGCTGTGACATGGAGATCGGGACGCGCTTTTCTGGCGGTGACATCAACTTCACCGTCACAGAGCGAATCGCCCCCGGCCAGTACAGCCTAACAGCAGAAACGGCCGGGACTGTGGGGAACGAGTATGTCGGAACCCTGTTCCCGATCGACTACGTCCCGGAACTGGCGGCCGCGCGCCTGGCCGACATTCTGATCCCAGGCGAAGACGAAGAAAGCGACGACGCCCTTCGCGCCCGCTACTTTGAATCGCTGAAATCCCAGGCGTTCGGCGGGAATATCGCCGACTACAAAAACAAGGTTGAACTTCTTCCTGGCGTGGGAGCCGTCAAAGTTTTTCCTGTCTGGAACGGCGGCGGAACCGTGAAAATTGTTCTGGTGGACAGCGAATGGGGCGTCCCGTCTTCCGAACTGGTGAAACAGGTCCAGGAAGCGATCGACCCTGTGAATACCCAGGGAACCGGCGTCGGCCTGGCCCCGATCGGCCATGTCGTCACGGTGGCCGGCGTCACGGGATCGAAGATCGACGTGTCCTTCAACCTGACCTTTGAGGGCGGGGCGTCCTGGACCAGCACCCAGGACGCGGTGAAGGCGGCGATCCAGTCCTACTTCGACAGCCTGGCCCGGACGTGGGCCGACACCGAAAACCTGATCGTCCGCGTCAGCCAGATCGAAACGAAGGTCCTGAACGTTGACGGCGTCATTGACATCACAGGGACGAAGATCAACCAGGGAACCGCGAATATTTCCCTGGGCGGCGAAGCGATCCCGGTTCTGGGGGCGGTGACGAATGGAAATTAAAGAATACTGGCCCCGCCACCTTCAAGAACTGGTCGAGTTCGGCCAGATCGCAACCGCAGAACAGCCGGAGTTCACAAAGGCCGTCCAGGACGTCCAGGGCGCGCCAGACGACTTCTTCCTGGTGAGCCTGTCCGAATATGGCTGTCGGCGCTGGGAAGCGATTCTGGGCCTTGTGGCGGCCGCAGAAGACACCGTCGAATCCAGACGCGAAAGAATCTTGATCGCGTACCTGGACCAACTGCCCTACACATACAGGGCGCTTCTGAAATACCTGTCCACCGTCAGCGACGACTTCAAGGTCGTCCTGGATAATGACGCCTATGAACTGTTCGTCCGGATCAGACTGTCCGGCTACACCCAGCGGGACGCCCTGGCGGAAACGCTGAAACAAATGATTCCGGCGAACCTGGTCCTGTTGCTTCAAACGGCAATCCCACAGACCGTCCTTCGCCCGGCTTCGGTCGTGGGGGCCGCTATGGTCAATATGGTCCGCCACGAACACCACCCAGAAGGAGGAAACACGAATGGCACGATTTAAGTCTACAATCACAGACAGGGGCGCGGAAGTCCTGACCGCTTTTCTGGCGGCCGGGAAACGCCTTGTCCTGGTCAGCGCGGCCGCCGGCGACGGTGTCGCACAGGTCAGCCCGAACACGCTGACCGCCCTTGTGAACCCGATCAACGTGAACGCCCAGATCGGCGAAAAGACCTTCGTCGAAAGTAACCCGTCCTATATGCGAATCCCTGTCCAGGTCACGAACGCCGGCCTGGAAGCGGCCCAGTACGTCCGAGAGGTGGCAACCTTCGCCCTGGACGAAAAAGACGCCCCGTTCATGTTTAGTTATTCCTGGCTGGACGGAGCCGACAGCGACAACATTCTTCCGCCTGATTCCTTCCTGGGCCGCGCTGGCATGGACGGCGAAGGCGACACGGTCCACATTCACGACGTCGCCGTGGTCGTCACCAACCAGGAAAACGGCGGGATCACGGTCGAGGTCGGAAACGGGTCCTTCGTCACGACCGCGCAAATGGTCGCCTACTCCGCGCCGATCGTCCACGGCCACGCCGCTTCCGACGTTCAGGAAAGCACAGGCGAAAGCGTGGAATCCGTACAGCGCCGCCAGGACTTCGACATTTCCGCGATCCGGGAGCAACTGGACACCGGCTTCGCCGGAACGGCTGTGACCCACACCTTCGCCACGGCCCAACTGAACCAATGGAAGGGCTACGACGGAACCGGACTTCCCGAAGGGATTCTGGACACCGCGAAGAACCGGCTGTATCTATGACCCGCTTCGCCTGTAAGCCGCCGGAAACGTCGTGCCTATTATCCAACCTGTTCACTGAACTTCGGCCCGTGTGCGGCCGCTGTGAGGGCGACAACGTCGTCCTGTGCGGCCTGACCTATGAAGGAGAAGAACAGACGGTCGTCCTTCGGGACTATGGCTTCGACTATTCCGGACGGCGTGAAACCGTCGAGAGAATCAGGAAGCGAAGGTGTATCAATGGGAACCCGGAAAAACTATCAGCGGAAGGCGAATGGGAATGAAAGTCCCCTTCACGTCCTTCCTGTTGCGTCAAAACTGATCGACTACACCCTGGACCTGACCGACAACACGAAGCACTTCCCGAAGAAGGCCCGCTTCACTATCGTCAACAGGATTCAGGATCACGTTCTGTCGATCTATGAAAAACTTCTGGCCGCGAATGAAATCTATCCGATCCAGAACGAAGAAGACAAGGTCCGTCGGCTATCCCTTCAACGGGACGCCCTGACGGCCTGTAAAATGCTTCTGTTCTTCATCGAATTGTCAAAGAAGCGCGGCTATATCGACACAGGGACCTTCGACTACTGGACGAAGATCACCCTGGACGTTAAGTTCATGGCCGCCGCCTGGTATAAGGCAGAGCAAGCGCCCACCGAAGAAGCCGAAAAGGCCGAAGCGCCGGTCGCGGAGCCGCCCACCCAGACGGAAGGTTAATGATATTAGGGTATGATCTGTACCCCGAACGCCGGCAACGCGAACAACGTGCGGAATGTCAATTCCGACGGCAGTTTGAGCAACAACAATGCGTACAACGGCAACAACGGCGTTCGCCCGGATTTGGTGGAAAACGCGACCGAGTAAGGCGACGAACCTGAAAACAGAGTACCCCAACAAAGGAGATCATATCCTTCCCGACGCCGGAAAGGCCAGGGTAAACACATGATTACCGACGCGAGGGCTTCGGCAGTACGACGCCCAGACTATAAGCGGTAAGGAGATTTTTATGAAGAACACTGAACAGAAACCGCCTTCTGACTTTGAAGTCATGGCAGATTTTAACCGGCTTTATTCTGCCTATCTGGAAGCGCGCAAGGGAAAGCGGTGGAAATACGCTGTCGTCCGTTTCGAAGTGAACCTGTTGGAAAATCTAATGGCCCTTCACTTCCTTCTGACGTCGCGGAAATACCGCCCTTCGCCCTACAACTACTTCCTTGTCCATGAACCGAAGGAACGCCTGATCATGTATAACGGCTTCCGGGACAAAATTATTCAGCACAGCCTATGCGACAACGTCCTGGAACCGCGCCTTGCGAAGACGTTCATACTTGACAACTACGCCAGTCAGAAAGGCAAAGGAACACATTTCGGCCTGGACCGTCTGAAAGCGTTCATGCAACGATATTACAGGCAGTTCGGGGCGGACGGCTGGGTCTTGAAGTGTGACATAAGAAAATACTTTTACAGTATCAATCACGACGTTTTGAAGTCACAACTTCGCCGGATCATCGACGATCCCGGCGTGTTGTGGCTTCTTGACTTGATTATCGACTCCACGGAAGGACCGGGAATCCCGATCGGGAACCATACTTCACAATGGTTCGCGGTCCTGTACCTGTCCGGCCTGGACCACATGATCAAGGAACGTCTGGGAATCAAGTTTTACGGCCGATATATGGACGACTTCTTCCTGATCCACCCGGACAAGGACTATTTGATTTACTGTCTGGAAGAAATCAAAAAGTTCCTGGTCCCGCTGGGGCTGGAATTGAATCACAAAACGGCCGTGTTCCCGCTGACCCAGGGGATCGACTTCCTGGGCTTCCGGACGTACATGACGGACAGCGGGAAAGTCGTCCGCAAGATACGCCGCGACAGCAAGAATCGGATCAGGCGGAAGTTGAAGAAGTTCCGTCACCTTCTGGACGAAGGGCGGATCGACTTCGAAACCGTGGTCCAGTCATATTCTTCCTGGACCGGCCACGCTGAACACGGAAACAGTTATCACTTGATCAGGCAGACGAACGAACTGTTCTACGACCTGTTCAAAAAAGAAATGGAGGAATACCATGTCGAAAAAATTGTCGACGTTGCCCGTCGGCGCGGTGGTGAAATCGGTCAACACGAAGTATAACGGCGCTGTGATCCGCTTCAAAGTCGGCCGCCAGTCTTCCGACCGCGTGGGCCTGGTGACGGAGCGAATTATTTCCCTGAAATGCTTCGACGCGAAAGAGCCGAACAACAGCAACAACGACCGCAGAAACTACGGCAACAACCGCGCCGCCGTGGCGAACCTTCTTCAATGGCTGAACAGTGCCGCCGGCCCTGGCGGCTGGTACAGCGCCCGGCACGGACAGGACGCCCCGCCTGATAACGCGAACGTCTGGTCCAACTACAACGAATACCAGGCCGAAGCCGGCTTCCTGTCCTTCTTCGAAGCCGACTTCCGGAACGCCCTTCTGAACGACACGATCACCGTCGCGAAGTCCAGCACAGACGGCGGCGGTTCGGAGCAGATCACGCGGAAGGTCCGCCTTCTGACTGAAACCGAAGTCGGCCTGGGCAACGAAAACGGGATCGCAGAGGGAACGAAGTGGCCCCTGTTCACCGACAACAACAGCCGCCTTGCATACCCGACGGCGGAAGCGGTCAGCAAGTCCGAATATACCAGTTCCGGCCTGAACGCTTCGTCCCCCTGGTGGTGGTGGCTTCTGACCCCGTACGCCGGCTACGCGTACAGCGTGCGGATTGTCTATTCCGACGGCAGTTTGGGCATCTACTATGCGTGCTACGGCAACCGCGGCGTTCGCCCGGCTTTATTTTTGGCCCCTGACACTCTGGTATCTGATACAACGGATACAGACGGGGCTTATATCCTTCAATGGAACCAGCCGCCCACCACCCCGTCGTCCATCTCCCACGGGACCCCGCGCGCCGGCCAGAAGTTGACGATCTCCACCGGCGGGTCCACCGACCCGGAGGGGAACGCGATCAGTTATGTCTGGGAACGCCGGGTCGATTCCGGAGCCTACACCCAGATCGGAATCACGTCGGCGAAATCCATCACAGACACGGTCCCGTCGAGTGGGACAAACTATCAGGTCCGCGTGAAGGCGGTCGACGCGAACGGCGCTGAATCTGCATACAGGACCGGAAACGCCCAGGCCATTTCCTACAACACGAACCCCGTGATCAGCGGAAGCGACCAGAATGTCGGCGCGAAGACGGCCCCGTTCTCCCACCAGTACACCGTCACCGACGGCGAAGCGGCGTCCCAGACGTTGACCGTTACGGAAACCGTGACCAACGGGTCGGAAACCATCACCCTTCGGACCTATACGGCGACCAGCGGCCACCAGAACACGGCGGACCTGTCCGGCGTGTGGCTTCGCCTTTTGACCGGGACCCACGTTCTGAAAATCTATGTCACTGACGGAGCCGGCGGAAGCGCGACCCGCCAGATCACCTTCACCCGAACCGTCAACAGGATCGCCGCGTCCCGCGCGATCTCCACCGACGCGAAGGTGACGAAGGTCTTCCTGTCCTTGTACCCCGCCGACCACCCGGCCGACGCGACCCTTCACGTCGAGGTCACGAACAACCCGTTCGACACGGCCCCTGTCTGGGAGGACGTCACAAGCAAGGTCGGGAAGTTCGTCCACACGTTCAAGAATACCACCGTTGCAAAGGGCTTCGGCCTGGCCTATCGCTTCTATCTGACGAAGGGGACCCAGCAGATCGAAGTGATCCAGGCGACGGTCCGTTTCGCATAAAGGAGGGAGAACCATGTTTGATCCGAAAGAATGTGACTTCGTACCAATGAACCCGAAAACGGAGTCGGAACAGACCATTGAACAACTGCAATCCGAAAATGAACTTCTGAAAGGGTGCATTATGGAAATCTGCGACGTCGTGTTCGCGTAAAGAAAGAAGGTCAGAAATGAGCGCACTTGTAGAATTGTACGTCCGCGAAGTGTCTTCCGGGAACATGAAGATCAACGAAGTTCCCGCCAGACTTCGCGAGAAAGTCGAATCCGCTATCAAGGCGGAGAATACCACGGAAAACGGGGTGGCCTAATGTGGTCCGCCGTTTTTATATTCCTTGTGAAAATCCTGTTTGGGAAGGAGGTGCTTCAAATGTTGGTTCGTCTGTATGCTGGCGAAGTGATCCTTGAAAAGATCACGATCGACGACGTCCCGCGCGGTCTTCGTGAGCGCGTGAAGGCGTACCTGGTAGAAATGGGCTATATTGACGCCCAGTAACCAGGAAGAACGGGCGTCCCCACAACCGGGGACGCCCTTATTCTTCGAAGGGAGAAAATGAAATGGAAGGAATTATTATAGCCGTCCTGTCCCTTTTGGGGACTCTGGGCGGTTCTTATTTTGCAAATAAGCGAAGTTCCGCCCTGATCGCCTACCGCCTGGAAGAACTGGAAAAGAAGGTCGACAAACATAATTCTGTGGTCGAACGAACCTACGGTCTGGAAGAAGCCCAGGCCGTCCTTGAAGAAAAAATCAAGGTCGCGAACCACAGGATCGAAGATTTGGAAAACCTGGAGAACAGGGCATGACAGGCGGAAGGCGCGCGAAAAAGCGGGAGTTTTCCAAAACCATCATTTCCACCGTGGGGGCGGTCACGATCGTCGTGACCGCCTTCACCTTGATCATGGTGTGGAGGACTGGCGACACGTCGCCCCTTGCCTATCTGATCCCCGCTGTCTTCGCTGAAACTGCGGCCGCCACCGGCTTTTATTATTCGAAAGCCAAAGCGGAAAACCGGATCAAACTTCGGAAGAAGTATGGCCCGGAAATCTACAACGACACAAAGGAGGTATGACCCCTATGTTTAACAGTATCGTCGAAAATCTGGTGAGTATCGGCTGGTCTATGCTGATCTTCCTGTCTGCATACCTGGCGAACGTCACCTTCTCCCTGTGGTACAACATCAAACTTCTTCACGAGCCATTCGACCGCGAAAAGTTGATCAACAGCGCCTACAAGATCGCGACCTTCGTGATCGGCCTGACCCTGTTGTGTGTGGCCTTGACCACACTTCCCTTGTTTGCGAACGAAGTCGGCTGGGCGATCCCCCAGGAGTACACCGACCTTTTCGCTGACCTGGTGATCATCGGCGCGGTTCTTCTGGTGTCCTGCAAGTACATCAAGGAAGCCTTCGTGAAGTTCACCGCAATCCTGAACGCCGGCACGTCCGACGCCCAGGGAAAAGAAAAGGAAGTGATCAACTATGAGTAACAGCCCACTTGTGGACTATACCCGCATTTCACCCAATAAGAACAGCCCCAGAAACCACAAGATCGACACGATCACAATTCATTGTGTAGTCGGTCAGTGTACGGTCGAAACCCTGGGGAATATCTTCGCCCCTACGTCGCGCCAGGCGTCTTCGAACTATGGGGTCGGAACCGACGGCAAGATCGGAATGTATGTGGAGGAAAAGGACCGTTCCTGGTGCAGTTCCAACGCCGCGAACGATAACCGCGCCGTGACGATCGAGGTCGCCAGTGACACCAAACACCCCTACGCCGTAAATGACAGGGCCTTCGCCGCCCTTCTCGACCTTGTGACCGACATCTGTAAGCGAAACGGGATCAAGAAACTTGTGTGGTCCACCAAGAAGGCGGACCGCGTGAACCACAAAAACGGCTGTAATATGACCGTTCATCGTGATTACGCGAACAAGTCCTGTCCTGGCGACTATCTGTATAACCGACACAGGGAGATCGCGGCCGAAGTGAACCGCCGCCTGGGCGTGGCAGACACCGCCCCTGACGCCGGAGCCGCCCAGGGCGTGACCGTCTACACAGTGAAGAAGGGCGACACGCTGTCCCAGATCGCGGCCAAGTATGGGACCACCTATCAGGCGATCGCGGCCTACAACGGGATCAAGAACCCGAACGCGATCCGCGTCGGCCAGAAGATCAAGATTCCGGCCAGCACCGCGCCGGCGGCCTTGAAGAAGGGCGACAGGGTGAAGGTCCTGAACGCCGTCACCTATGACGGGAAGCCGTTCCGAACCTACTATGACACCTACGACGTGATCCAGGTCAGCGGCGCCCGCGTCGTGATCGGCGTCGGCGCTACCGTCACGGCGGCAGTCAACGCCGCCAATCTCCGCAAGGTCTAACGGAAAGGAGGGCGCGCCGTGAGCGTAAAAAAGAACGACCTGGTCCAGTTTATCGGCGGCCTTCAAACCCTGACCGATGAAGTTCCGGAAATCATGACAAAGATCGCTGTCGGCGAAGGCGTGTACGCCGTGAAACAGGCCCGCCTGATCTGCACGAACGATTCCCCGGACATCGTCAACACTGGCGACTACCGTCGGAACTGGAAAAGCGACCAGACCGCGAAGCGCGCCGGCCGCCGGTTCATCGTCCGTTTTTACAACCCCCTGGACTATGCCGGCCACCTGGAACACGGATTCCGAAGTCACTTCGTCCCTGGTCACTGGGAAGGCCACACGTTCGTCTATAACCGGGACGACCCGGAAGGCGGAATGTTCGTCGGCCCGAAGGGCGGATATGTGCGCGGCCGTTATACCATGAAACGAGCCGTGAAGCGAACACTTGATACCCAACAGGCCAGAGTCAGCCGAAAGATCACCAGGGAAATCAACAATCGCATGAAATAAGAAAGGCGGACGGGAAGCACCCGTCCGCCTTTTTTTATTTTCTGGCGACCATTTCAAGAACCTTCGCGAAGTGGCCCTGTTGCGCTACGGCCAGACCATAAGACTTCGACCCAGCCTGGATCAGAAGCCGCCCGCCTTCCGGCGCGATCGCGGAGATCGCCGACAGTTTACATTCGAAGCCGTTCTGTTCCGCCAGGAACACGATCCGTCTGTTCGTCAGGACCACACGGCCGGCGAAGGCGTCTGTGACGTCATCATAAACCGTCTGACTGGCCCCACCGCCGGAACGGACAGACACGCCCTTCGCAACGCGAACGCTGATCCCGCCGCCGCTACCGGTCCGGCCGACGGCCTTCTTCTTCGTGATATAACGCCGCGCCGGCGCGAAGAAGTGAGCCTGTTCGCCGTCGTCCAGGATCACAGGGACCGAAGACAGAACAGGGAGTTCCCCCGCCTGTATCTGTTGAAGGTCCTGGTCGGACATATACGTTTCATTCCTGTCTTCCTGTTCTGCCTTCTTCCTTGCGCTTGCCTTCGAACCACGCCAGAAGCACAAAACCGCCAGGACAAGGAAGATCGCCGCGATCCCCCATTCAATCCCTGTTTTGTACTCCGCCGGCGTCGTGGCAGACACAAGCGCGGCCACGCCAGCCAGAACCAAAGTCAGAACACCGCCAATTTTCCAGCCCATTTTTCAATCCTCCCTTTTTGGAATTATGGTTCATGCCAATAATATAATACCATAATTTATGGTAACTTCAAATAGAATATTGAACATGACCATACCAAGGGAGGACCACATGAAGAATTTGGGCTACTATGGGCGGCGTAATATCTGCGGGGAGCGCGTCAGAATGGCACGTCTGGCGAAGCGCATTTCACAGGAAACCCTGGCCGCTAAAATGCAGACAAAGGGCGTAAACATAGCCCAGGACGCGATCAGCAACATCGAATCAGGCGCACGCCTGGTCATGGACTACGAACTTCGCGCCTTCGCTTCCGTTCTTCAAATCCCCATTGAAGACCTTCTGGACCCGGAAGAAGAATGATCCCACGGAAGAACCGTGGGATTTTTTCTGTTGACATTACGTCCAGAATGTCGTAATATGTAGGCAGAACAAAAAGGAAGGCGGGATCGACATGAAATCCGGAAGCACCAAAAGCGAAACGAAAGTCGCGCGCTTGCGCTGTGAACGGGGGCTGACACAGGCCGCCCTGGCGGAAAAAACCGGCGTCAATATCCGCGCGATCCAGAGGTACGAAAGCGGGGAACGAAAAATCGAAGGCGCTTCCCTGACCGTTGCCCTACGGATCGCCGACGCCCTGGGCGTCCACCCGCGCGAACTTATTTGAACACACACACGAAGGCCCCACCCTTGCCATAATAGCGAGGGCGGGGCCTTTTTCTTGCTATAAGGGGGAAGTATACATGGCAAAGCGACGCAGATTCAGACATCTATCCTGGAATGACCGCCTTCGGATCGAAGCCTTCTTGAAGTGCGGAAAGTCTGTCCAGGAAATCGCCGACGAAATCGGCGTTCACAGGAACACCATATACAACGAATTGAAGCGGGGGCGTTATACTCACAGAAATTCAGACTGGACCGAAGAAGAACGGTATAGCCCAGACATAGCCGAAGCCGCATACCGTGAACACCTGGCCGCGAAGGGGCCAGACTTGAAGATCGGGAAGGACTATCGACTGGCCGAATACATTGAACGCCGGATCGTCGAAGACGGATATTCCCCGGCGGCCGTCCTGGGCGAAATCAAGGTGAAGGGAATCCAGTTCAATACAACGATCTGTGAAGCGACCCTGTATTCCTACATCAAGAAGGGCGTGTTCCTGACCCTGGAAATGGTTCACCTTCCATGCAAGGGGAAGCAGAAGCGGCCCTACACGAAGGTCAAGAAGAACAAGAAGGCCGCCAGGGCGTCGGCCGGAAAGAGCATTGAAAAGCGGGACCCAGAAATCGACACCCGCGAGGAAGTCGGACACTGGGAAATGGACTGTGTCGAAGGCAAGAAGAAGACGAAGGAAACGCTTCTGGTCCTGTCTGAACGTAAGGCCCGGAAGGAAATCATGATCAAAATGAAGGACCAGACCGCCGGAAGCGTCGTCGCGGCCCTTGATCGCCTTGAACGCAGATACGGAACACTTTTCTACAAGATATTTCAAACGATTACAGTTGATAACGGAAGCGAGTTCGCCGACGTCGAAGGACTGGAACGGTCCTGTCGCCGGAAGGGTAAGAGGACGACGGTCTTTTACTGTCACCCGTATTCTTCCTATGAACGCGGCACAAATGAGAACATAAACAGAATGATCCGGCGCTGGTTCCCAAAGGGGACCGACTTCGGCCAGGTCCCGAAGAAGGCGATCCAGGCCGTCGAAGACTGGCTGAACGCCTACCCGCGCGAAATCCTGGGCTTCCGGTCCGCTGACGAAGTCTTCGCCGAAGGTCTGGCCGCCCTGGGGTAAAAACTTTTTTCAGGTTTTTTACAATTTAATCTTGACTTTTGCGCTTCCGGCCCTCCGGCGCGTACTGCGGACCGGATTTCTCGGGAT